TCGCTTGGTACGGGTATCCGTTCATGCTCGTGCTGTGTGCGGTAGCGGGACAGTGGGTTGTTAAGAAAATACCCCGGAGGAATACGCGCAACGGTTGACACAATCTCTGGTGATCTGGAAAGTCTCGGTTACTGGTCAATCCCGCTTGTTATTCCAGCTTGTGAGGTCGGCGCAGACCACGAACGAAAACGACTATTCATCGTCGGACAACGGTTCGCAATCTGGCCCTGTGAATACCAGTGGGAAGAATGGGACGCAGACCGCGAATCACCAGTCTGCCCTGTTTGCGGAACCGACTTCGGAGAGTGCTGGCATGACGGTATCACATCCTGGTTCGATGAACCGATTACTGCCGACATTGTGCCCCAAGTGAGCATGGCAATCGGGCTGATAATCAAGCAAAGAATCGAGGCAAACCAATGACGGTAGCACGGGCAATCGCAATCGTGGTGCTGGTACTCACAATCACAATCGGAGGGTAACATGACCCTGTTCTCGCGCATCAGATCCGCGGTCCTCACCGAGATAGCCGCTGCCGGCGAGAATCCGGACAACTACGACGTGGACCGTATCATCGCGCCGACCCCGGTCCTGCATGGTGAGATCGTGCGCGACTACCGGGCATCGGTCCGGGACGGCGAGAAGGTCTGCGTGACCATCATGCACCTCTCGCACAAATATGGCATGACCGAGAACAGCATCCGCAGCGTGTTGAAACGGTCACGGAAAGGATAGCATGGGGTGAAAGAATGACAGCCAAAGAACTGATTGAGAAACTCCAGCAGGTGCCCGGTGAAATGACAGTATTAGTTGATTGCGGCGATGAGGCGGATTACGAAATTGGCTGCGCACAGATCATGTATGATGTTGTCTATTTGAGCTACGAGCCGCTGCGATACGGAAAACTATTATAATCCACATCATGGGGTGCAAAGCCGCACCCCTACTAAGTATTGTGTTCCACTTGACATCTGCCTATCATGACAGCGGCATGGAGTACAGGGCGGGAATCCTCCCCATCTCCGGGGTTCCCGTCCTACTCCAATCTCTCACCGAGGGAATCATGGCCGCGAACAAGCTCTCCCCCAAGCAATCACGATTCGCCAAAGAATATCTTATTGACCTGAATGCGACGCAGGCCGCGATACGCGCAGGGTACTCGCCGAAAACCGCGAACGAGCAGGCGTGTCGGCTGTTAGCGAAAGTAAGTATTCAGGAAGCCGTGGCAAACGGACAACGCAAAATCGAGCAAAAACTGGACATCACGGCGGAATGGGTGCTGAAAAACCTTAAAGAGGTCGCCCAGCGTTGCATGCAGCACGTTCCGGTAATGGTGTTCGACCGTGAAGAGAAGCGGCGCGTTCAGGCGACCAATGAGGACGGCGAGGGCGTGTATGAGTTCGATTCATCCGGCGCGAACAGATCACTTGAACTCATCGGGAAACATCTCGGCATGTTCATCGACCGGACGCAGATCATCAGCGACGCGGAACCCACGAAGGTCATCATAGAGGTGCAGGATGCCAGGCGCACGAGTTAAGGTGAACAGGCCGCAGGGCCGGTTCCTCGCCATGCCGAACAAGTTCCGCGCTTACGTCGCCGGGTATCGTGCCGGGAAGACATGGGCCGGGTCCATGGCGCAGTGCATCCACGCCTATGAGTACCCCGGCGTCAACCAGGGGTACTTCGCCCCGACCTATCCCATGATCAGGGACATCTACTATCCGACCATCGAGGAGGTGGCATCCGCGTTCGGACTTCGCACCGTTGTCAAAGAGGGCAATCATGAGGTGGAGTTCTATTCCGGCCGGCGCTACCGGGGGACGACCATATGCAGGTCGATGGAAAACCCCGAGAACATCATAGGGTTCGCAATCGGCAACGCCCTGGTCGATGAGATCGACACGCTCCCCATCAACAAGGCGGATCGCGCATGGGGGAAGATCATCGCCCGCATGAGCATCAAACGAGACGACCTGCGCAATGGCATCGACGTATGTACGACGCCAGAGGGCTTCCGGTTCGCGCACAAGACATTCGTGCGGCGGCCGCAGGAAAACCCCGCACTGGCGAAAAACTACGGCTTGATTCAGGCCAGCACCTATGAGAACGAGAAGAACCTCCCTGACGACTATATCGCGACGCTGCTGGAAGCGTACCCTTCCGAACTCATTGAGGCGTACCTCAACGGCCAGTTCGTCAACTTGACATCGGGGACCGTGTACCGGAACTATGACCGGGTCCGGTGCAACTCGACCGAGACGATCAGGCCCGGCGAACCGCTGTTCATCGGCATGGACTTCAATGTCCAGCACATGGCCGCCAGCATTCACGTTCAGAGGCCGACCGGGTGGCATCGTATCGCTGAACTGAAAGACGTGTTCGACACGCCGGAAATGATCCGGATCGTTGGCGGTCGCTGGAAATCAAAGGGGCATCGCATCGTTGTCTATCCAGATGCGTCCGGCAAGTCCCGGAAATCGGTTGATGCATCCAAAACTGACATTGCGCTGCTGGAGGACGCCGGCTTCGGGGTCAGGGTCGGCGCAGACAATCCACCGGTCAGGGATCGGGTCAATGCGATGAACAAGGCTTTCGAGCAGGGCCGGTATTTCATCAATTCAGCCTCATGCCCGTGGTCGGTCGAATGCCTTGAGCAGCAGGCGTACAATGACAACGGGGAGCCCGACAAAACAACCGGGCACGACCACATGAACGACGGTGCCGGGTACTTCGTGGCATACGAAATGCCGATTGCGCGACCGTTCAACACGATGTCACTGGCGGGGTGTTGACATGACCACACAGGCAACGAGCGGAGTCCGATCACAGCACCCGGCGTATGCGGCGATGTCCGGAAAGTGGAAGCGATGCCGTGACACCGTGGCGGGCGGCGATGCAGTCAAGGCCGCGGGCGCGGCGTACCTGCCGAAGCTGCATCAGCAGACCGATGAGGACTACAACGCATACAAGGCCCGCGCCGAATTCTACAACGCGACATGGCGCACCATCGACGGGCTTTCGGGCATGCTCTTCCGCAAGGACATGGCGGTCACGGTCCCCGACTCGGTCGCCCCGATGCTCGATGACATCACCACGAGCGGCATCCCGTTCAGCGTGTTCGCACGACGGGCCGGGAACGAGGTTCTCACGACCGGGCGCGGCGGCATACTGGTCGACTATCCCCCGGAAAGCACAGAGGGCATGACGCTGGCCGAGGCCGAGACACGCAACCTGAGGCCGTTCCTGCAGTTCTACCCCGCCGAGAGTGTCTATAACTGGAAAACCGCGTGGATTAACAACCGGCACGTCCTGACCGAACTGCGGCTGTCGGAACAGTACACGTACCCGGTCGACCCGGTAAAGCCGTTCGACAATCCGAAAACCGAGACCCGCTACCGGGTGCTGGACCTTACCGCGCTGGACGGAGCGCTCGTGTACCGGGTGCGCGTGTACCGGATAAACGACGGACGCAACGATGAGCAGGTCAGCGAGACGATCCCGAGAATGGGCGGACGCACCATCGGCTCGATCCCGTTCGTGTTCCTGGGGACAGAGGACCTGTCCCCGGACGTTGACGATCCCTCGCTCATCGATCTTGTGGACGCGAATCTGTGCCACTACCGGCTCGACGCCGATTACAAACATGGATTGCATTTCTGCGGCCTCCCGACGCCATACGTGACCGGGTGGCGCACGAGCGAAGAGAACAAGAACCAGAAATTGTACATCGGCTCATCGTCCGCATGGCTGTTGACAGACCCGCAATCGAAGGCGGCGTTCCTGGAGTTCACCGGGCAGGGACTCCAACCGCTGGAAAAGGCGCTGGACCGGCTGGAGCAGCACATTGCGATACTTGGGGCACGTATGCTGTCCCCGGACCGGAAACAGGCCGAAGCCGCAGAGACCGCGCAGATCCACCGTGCGGGCGAGCAGTCGGTGCTTTCGAAGATGTCCGGAACGCTGGCAATGTCCCTCACGCTGGCGCTCCGCATCCTGACCGAATGGGCCGGGGCTGACCCGAAGGACGTATTGGTCGAACTGAGCCGGGAATTCCTGCCGGTGACGATGGACGCGGCTACACTGACATCCTACATCATGGGATGGCAGTCCGGGGCGCTGTCGGCCGAATCGCTGTTCCGGAAGCTGCAGCAGGGGGACGTGATCGCGGCGGGCGTGACGTTTGAGGAAGAGCAGGAGAAGATCGCGAGCGACGGACCGACGTTACCGACAATGAATGGAGGCGGTGAATGAAAGAACGACGCCGGATAGTTGTTGAATACTACGGGAGTCAATGCCAGGCTTTAGAAAGTGACATGGATGATATACGGCAGGCGGTAATGCGCCGAGACCCAATGGACGAGCCGATAATATATACCGAGAAGATCGGTGAAAACGGTGAGTGGCAAAGATAAGTATAGCGCGGCACGGCAGCAACGAGTTACGGGGAATTGAATGGAAACCTTGAATGTTTTGCAGACAATTTCGAAACAGGATGAGGGGAAAATCATAACCCTCACCGGCGAACTCATAAAGGTGTTCGGAGATGGTGAGTATGTTATCGTCTCCGTCAACAACAAACACGTGAGATTGGACCCTATTTGCGGCACGGCTTGACCGGGGAATTGAATGCGGAACATTGACGACATACTCGCCGACATGATGGTCACGCACCAGATCGATCTCATGCGGTTCACCGCGGGCGAGCGGACACGGGTGATCGGCCTCCTGAACGAAATGCAGGGGGAACTCACCGGAATCGTCAACAGCAGCGCGACTGCATTCACGAAGGACCGGGCGCGGCGGCTCATCAAACAGGCCGACGGCGTGATCCAGGACTACTACGGGCGCGTGGAGACGGCGGTCGACCTGAAAGGCCTCGCGGAGCATGAGGCGGCGGTCACCGCGTCCACATTCGCATCGATAGGGCTCCCGGTCGCGCTACCGTCCCAAACAAAGCTGAAATCGCTCGTAAACGGTCTACTCATCGACGGCTCACCGGCTGCGGCGTGGTGGTCGAAACAGGCATCGGACACGAAATTCAAATTCGCGCAGCAGGTGCGGCTCGGCATCGCGGAAGGCGAGACCGTTCAGCAGATCGCCCGGCGCATCAGGGGCGGCGCGGGTGTCCCTGGCATCATGGACATTTCCCGGCGACACGCGGCGTCGCTCGTCCACAACGCGGTCATGACAGTCGCGAACAAGTCCCGGATGGAGACGTACCGCGAGAACGCCGACGTGGTGAAAGGCATCGAGCAGATAAGCACCCTGGACGGTCACACGACCCCGGTCTGCATCGCGTATTCAGGGGCGCAGTTCGACCTCGACGGAAACCCGATGAACGGGACCACCCTGCCGTATGAAGGGGGAACGCCTCGCCATTGGGGCTGCCGTAGTGTCGAAGTCCCGGTCACGCTGACATGGCGCGAGCTTGGGGTCGACATAGACGAGTTCAAGGCCAGCACCAGGGCGGCAGCGGGCGGTCCGGTCCGGTCCGACATGACGATGGACGAGTACCTCAAACGGCAGGAACCGCGGCAGGTCGACGAGCAGCTCGGCAAGGGCCGGGCGCAGCTATGGCGCGACGGCAAAATC